TTTGGCTACCTGACATTGGTCTAAGCTGAGCACCCATACTTCTTGTTTTTATACCGGCAATTTGTTGGAGTCTTGCCAAACCACCATAGGAAGCAATATCACGTGTTTTACCTGGCGAGTCGGGCTGACTTAGTATATCCATGGCCTGCTGTTGAGTCAGTTCAATGTGACTAAAGTCAGTCTTTTTATTCTTAAAAGCCTGTTCGGCTAGCTTAGCTTCTCCTTTTGCTAATCGCTCAGCCCATTTGACCTCTTTTAGATATTCAAGAGCTTCGTATGTTCCTAGTATTAAACCAACAGGACCTAAAATACGTCCACCAAGTTTTGCAAATTTTGATAGTTTGGCAAGTCTACCAGCTCTACCTAGTTTACCAGTCCTACCTTTACCACGCCCACCCTTGCCTCTACCTTTACCTTTACCCTTTGGTCCTCTTTTAAGTAAGTCTAACAAACCATCAAGTTTGTCAAACATGCTTGTATCGTCATCTTTATCTTTATTGATCTTTTCTGTTAACTGAGGTGGTGCTTTTTGTTGAGTAACTTGAGGTCCCCTCACCACTGCCTGAGTTTCATCGAATGTTGTTACTTGAGCATTTAGAGACTTAGCAATGCTCTGCAAGTTCTCGGAAATTTGTGTAAAGCTAAGCTCCAGTGAGGATAATGTCCCACCGGTTTTTCTGACAATCGTGGTAGCTTGATTTATCTGTGCAACTTCTTGTTGAATCTCTTGTTGACGCTCTTGCGCTTCTCTCCTCTTACGGATAGTCTCGCCTAATATACCTGTTCGATCCTCAAATGCATCGCGTAGGTTTTCTTTGACGTTACTTTTTGCGTCTTGATAGAAACCAGCCATCAGTCACCTCCACCGCGCGTATTGAATGTGACACCAATATCAAGCGATCCACGATCAGCAACGGGAGATAAAACGATCGGTAGGTCAAAAGACGGTTTACCCGTTGTAGAAGAATTATTGATTACTTGGCTACTCGAGGCGGCATTGGGTTCGCTGGCAGCAGAAACAGCCATGCTAGCGTTACCAACGTCCGCACCCGTTGATGGTGGTGGTGTTGCAATAGGTGTTGCAGCGGCTCCGGACTCAGACGGTCCCATATCGCTACCACTGGCCGATCCTCCTCCACCTGGAGACGGAGATCCACCCGAACCTCCTGCTGATCCTCCGGATCCGGAGGATCCTCCCGCAGAACCTCCTGGAGGTGGTGCAGAAGGAGTAGCCTTAGCAACAGGCATTGCTACTGGCGTCTCCATACCTGACTTGATTGTTTGAATAATTTCAAGCTGTTGTTTTACCAACTCTTGTTTTTGAGCAACAACATCTTTTGTTTGTGGCTGTGATTCTAAGCTCACCATTGAGTTTGACAATGAATGGAGTTTGGCGCCTTGTACACTACCAATAGGAGTTTGTAGGTATTGTCTTACTTTATCTTGATCTAACCCAGCAATTGCACTTTTCAGCGAGGATGAGGCTGCGGCCACAGGAGGTGGTGACGATGTTTGTGTTGCCGGTTCGGAAGAGACGGGCGTTTTAGATGCTAACCGTTTTGTCTCTGCATCTGATTGATCGGGTGCTTCAGGCGTTTTAGAAGGCGTTTTAGATGCTAGCCGTTTTGTCTCAGCGTCTGATTCGTCGGGTCCTCTATCAAACGCAGTTGGTTCCGGTGTGACTCCACCAGGAAGAGGACCCATGGGCTTTGGTGGTTCCGAGGAATCATCTTCCTCATCTTCCTCATCCTCCGTATCTTTATCTTTATCTTTATCTGAAAGTAACGATGAGGTAGCATACCCCAAACCACCAGCAACGGCTAAACCAGCAGCAACAATAGCAAACTTTTTAATGAATTTACCAAGCATTGCTTTTGTGCTTGATATAGAACCAAGAATAGATCCCAGTATACCTTGTTTTTCTTTATCGGGCTTTTCCGATTGGCTAGCTACTGAAGGTCCAGCTACCTTCAGAGCTTCACTGTTAGCTTCTTCTTGAGCAGCCGCATTACGGAAAGCACGTTCCTGTTGAAGTCTGTTGGCTTCTTCCATTGAGACAACCTGTGCATTCATAATACCGGCAATATTATAAATGTTATCTGCAATGTTCATTACAATTGTTTCGATGCGTGATAAAGTAGCATCATTGTTGCTTTGTATCTCCGTCTGCTCAGCAAGAGCATCCTCAACTTGAGAGTCTTGATCTTCTTTACCTAGGAACTTTTTATCAAAAGCCTTACCCAAAGCACTACCGATAACGCCACTACCAAACATAGCCTTACCAACACCTCTAATGATATTGGTTTTCGCGTTCTTTTTGATATCCTGGAATAGCGTTGCCATATGTTATTTGTTATTGAGTCTTTGTTGTTCTTCTTTGAGGTACTCTTTCAACATATCGACATATAGATCTCTTTCGAAGGGATAGAGATTTTCGAGTTCCGTTAGCGAATATTTATGATGCTGAACCATACTGAATAGTAGCGTATAATAATTCGCTATTGTATTATGGCTCAGCCCAATGTAAAAAAATCAGTTAGTGTCTTTAGAACAATCTTGACTTCCTTGCCATTCGAGTTGGTATAACCAATTGTATGCTCAACGCGAGGCATTGCTTCAATGAACGCTTGAATTCCTTGATATGTCTTCACATCTAAGTTATCTAAGAACTGTTGAACTTCTACTGTTGTAAAGTCGGTTGTCTTGAATACCTTGTCACCATCGTAAATACAATCAATACACGCTTGCATAATAGCAAAGTTAAATTCGACGGGATCGTTAATAGTTTCAACGGAATCCATAATGCTTAGACGTGGATAACGCAGGACAATACCAGAAGTGGGTGTCAGTTCAATCTTATCACTTACTACTTCGCTTTGTTTAATTTCAACTTCGTCGAGATTAACTTCTACGTCATAGATTTTTTGATCTTCGTTGTCTTTATATGACAACGTGATAATATTTTGCACCGACTTGGCCCGCAGCTTGATGAAGAAGTACTCCAAGTCAAATGTTGTAAATTTTTCAACAGTTACGCTGGGCGTTGTAATACAATTGGAGATCACTTGTTTGATAGCACGAACAATATCGGCTTGATCTTCACTCGACATAGCAATCAAAAGAATCTTCTCTTCCTTAACAAGGAACGGTCGGAACTCGACTTTTTCTTTTGTGGAAGGTAGGATAAGCGAAAACGTTGGATGTGCTACGATTGGTAGTCCCATAATATACTCCTAATAATGAATCAATTGAAAATGTTCTTAATCGATGAAGAAACGTTGAGAGCGTCTTGAATGCTACGTGGTTTCCTCAAAGATGAAATAACTTGAGCTGCTGTACCAACCTTAATCAATTTCTGGAATGGTGATAAACCATTGAAACCATTTTGTGTAAGCTCTAATGGCTGCTCGGCAGTTGTAAGTTTTGACTGGAGGAAAGCAAACTGAACCGAGAATTGCATCATATTGCTTTCAGACCAATTTAATGCAACGTCGGGAACGTTAAGAGGAAATGTATCTCTTAACTCATAAGATAATACAGCATCACCTTGTTCGTTGAATGTTGTGATTGTCATGGTGCTTCTGTATTCATCTTTAAACTCAACCTCATAGGGTTCGAGTCCTGTAGATGATCCTTTCTTAGACGTAACACCGTTATCCGCTCGAACTATATTCTGCATCCAGTTGTAGAAGAATTTATAAATCTCACCACGACCATCACCAATAAAGTTTAGAGTAATATCGTTGGTCTGTAGCGTGTATGGTACCTTTTCTTGAGGACCGTACCCGAATCTACTAATTTCTTGGGTTTGAAGATTCATTCCTGGAAGGACAGCACCCTCTGCATACAGAGATATCTTCTCAGCAACGGTACTACCAGAAAGAACTCTAGGTGCGGTTAATACAACCTCAAAAAGATTGGTACGAGCTACACCGGAGCTACGGATCTCCGTCATGAAGTTGTTTATCTTACCACCAGCGCCGCCGGAGCTACCACCGAATAATGACTTCAGTGTAGCCACTGTCCCGAGGACATTGATCGCTGTGTTAAGTTTACTCATTAGGTACGTACCATTCTGCGACTATCGCGCCAAACTTGTTGTTTCGTTGCACCTGTGAATCTTTCCAACGGAAGAAACAACGCTGTTTCCCATTGGTTTGCTGGAATCCACAAGAAACGGGATTTTACTTGAGTATTTAGATAGTGTTTGACACATGGTTTAAAATAACGGAACTTTGCAGCGCTATCCAATAACTGATATGACAATCTCAGTTTTGTTGTATCATCTTTGTTTGTGTTGTTAGCCAACGTATACAGATTGTCCATCAACCGAGCACGTAACACATGAGGAAGGTAGTGCATATTAATACCGTAGAATCCACCTTGTACACGTCTGAAAGGAAAGATCAAAGGGAACTTGTCATAATATGGCAGATCGTCTTTGGTCTTTGGATCATATGCAAACATATACATCCGACCAACGGTTAGTTGTGATACTAAACGATCCGATTGTTGACTAACCAGGGCTTTGACGTTACTAACATTGCGCACACCCAAGGCTTGTTCACGGAGCCACATATTAGCGTTATCCGTTCTTTTGGAAACATCCGGTGCTTCGTTAAGTATCTGAGTAAACAGTTGAGTAGCCATTAGAATTTAATCCCTAAGTCGTGTTCTGTCATTATTATAAACTTCCATTTGCGGTCTTTGCAATACTCTTCTGCCGCTTTCCACTTGGAGCTGTTAACACCCCAAGTATATACCTCTTGTAGATATCGCTTTGTTGGCTTTGCCAGGACTACAGGTGGTTTTGTCTCTTTTGCGGGTTTAATTTCCACGACCACGGTCTCTATCAATCCATCTCTACCTTTTTTCTTAACCTGAAAGTCGGGAAAATACCTGTGTATTTTGCCGTCGATGGGTGATCTGTATGGAATTGAAAACTCCTCACTTGCCCATTCAAGCACGTCGGTGTGAGCATCTAAATAGCCCATAAACTTTAACTCCCACCGGCTGCGATAGACGATGTTTGACGGATCACCTCTGTATTTAGAGGGATTGCGTGGTTTGAAATGGCCTTTATAACTCATAGGAAATATTTATGGATCCGAATTCAGTGTTCAGTACTAATTCATCTATAGCTCAGAAAATCGGCTTAACGGATATCGCTAACAAAGTCTCTAGTGGTTTGGGTAGCATATCATCAGCAGCGCAGTCGCTGTTTAAGACGAGTTCTCTTAAAATACAGAGTTCGTTTACGCCGACTGATTTTAAGGGTGCTGGTTCTTCTTCTATTGGAAAGAATGGTCAGACACCAGAAGAAGCAAGGAAGGCCAATAAAAACTACACATCAACCACGATGGTGTATCCTGCTGACATAAAATATATGACGTTGTTCTCGTTCTACAAATACGAACGAGTCTCGTTGAGCGCATCTCCGAAGAGTATACCAATTGCTACAATTGCTCTTCCTATGCCCTCTAATCTAGTAGAGCAATTTTCTGTTGAATATGATGCACCGGCGCTTGGCCCTATCATTGGTTCTGCAGCTGATTCGGTTATCAATGCTTTTAGGCCTGGAGGTGGTGGTTATAAAAGTTTAAAAGTTGATGATGTAACGGCAACGGCCGCTGCGGTTATTGGTGCTGCAGGAATGAATGCTCTTAAAAGTTCACCTGTCGGTGGTGAGACTCTTTTTAACGTCACTTCTATAGCAGCTGGTGTTGCTCCCAATCCACACCTAGCTGTTATTTTCCGCAATATTGGTTTAAGAGAACATTCATTCACCTATAAGTTTGCTCCCAACAGTGAAGCGGAACTACTTTTGCTTAAGCGAATAGTTAAACAGCTTAAACATAGTATGCTACCCGGTATGACAGAAGCAGCGGAAACCTTATTTACGTTCCCCGATACTTGTAAAATTAGTTTCCAACCTGATGAAACAAAACCATTTAAAATTAAAGAGTGCGTGTTGAAAAATCTTAGTGTCAATTACGCGCCTGGTGGGTCACCGGCCTTTTTCAAAACAGGTGATCCTACAATGGTTGAGATTAGTATGACGTTTGGAGAAATAAGTGCATATACGAGAAAAGATTTACCGAAAGGTGACGACTAATGTCAAATTACTTTAGCTTCTTTCCAACGATGCTGTATGGTAATACGGCTGTTACAAACGTCATTGCAAAAGTAAGATTTGATGAAAGTGTATCAAAAAACCTTGCTGTGTTTTATCCATACACAATTCAAGAAGGTGAACGAGCTGATCAAGTTGCACACAACTACTATCAAGACTCCTCTTACGATTGGGTAGTGTATATGAGTAACGGTATTGTTGATCCTTTGCACGAATGGCCAAAATCTCAAGGCACAATGGATGAGTTTATTATAACAAAGTATGGTTCGATTGCAAACGCTCAACTTCAAACAGCTTTTTACCGTGTTAACTACAGCACAGATGAGACGGTACTAACAACATCAGCTTATGCTGCGTTATCAACAGGCCAGAAAAAGTATTGGGCACCTATTTTAGGATATAATGACAGGGTTAATAGTTACGAGCGCAAGGAACTTGACCTCGTTTCTGAGACAAATAGAGTAGTGTCGTTGACTGGCACCTTTAGTGGTATAACAGTCAACACCGTAATCAAACAATCAAGCAGTGTAATGGGTACTGTTGGTTCGGTTAACAGCACAGCAGTTGTAATTAAGCATGTGACAGGCGAATGGCAAAACAGTACACCTGTTTACTTTGCACTTAACGGTAGCACAGCTAATGCTACAGTTACTTCTGTTGCAAACGTGATACAATCGATTGCTACCGATGAATTAGCGTACTGGTCACCTGTCTCATTTTACGAAACAGAGCACGAAACCAACGAGCAGCGTAAAATTATTAAGCTACTTAACAACGGATATCTCGATTTGATCGAGCGCGATATGAGGGATTTGTTGTAAAATGAGTATAAGAATATCGGAACCAGGTGACGTAAAGATTACGCGCCTCGAGATTAAGAACAAAAACTTAAGCGCTGTTGTTAGTCCGTTTGATCAGCTTCTCGGTATTGATATCTACGAGGATATGTCGAAGCCTACGTTGTATGCTACGCTTGTCATGTCAGATAACATTGATATGATTAATAAGTTTCCTCTGATTGGTGAGGAAGAGGTGTCTATTGAGTTCCAAACACCAGGTATGTCAAAGTCTACCAGGTATGACTTTATTTGTTTTGAAATTGCAAACATTCGTAAGGAATCTAACGGTAAAGGTGTCACATATATGATGCGATGTGTTAGTAAGGAGCATCTATTTAACGGATCTTCTGCCGTCACAAAGTCAATTACTGATATAATTAGCAACATGGTTCCAGCTCTTTTTGGTGAATACTTACATACCAAAAAGAGCATGATTATCGACACTACGAGGGGCATACAAACAATTGCGTTCCCCAGACTTAGCCCCCTTGAATGTGTTGATATGGTTAGACAGCGTGCAGTTAGTAAGGAATTTCCCTCGTCGAGCTATGTTTTCTTTGAGAACCAAGCCGGGTTCAACTTTAAAACAATTGAAGGTCTAATAAAGGACGGCAAGCCAACTATTGGATCGAGAGAATTCAATGCACAAGAGAACACTACAGCCTCCAAAGAAACACAAGCAGCTTCATACAGAACAATACTTCATTATGAAAATATTGTTAGAGCAGACTCTAATATGAAAGCTCAAGAAGGTGTTTATAAAGCTGTGACAAAAACGTTTGATCTTGCAACAAAAGAATTTAGTAGTGCTTCTTTCGATATGAAGAATTTATTTGCTGGTTTACAGACACCCGGAAAAAGCAAACAAATACCAAACTCGGATAATTTCATATCAGAGTATGCATCTGGTCAACCTAAACAATTCTTTACACCAAAAGATTCATCGCGTCCTGATAACTTCATTGATACAGCTATGGCAGCGCGTAACGCTTATACAATACTACTTAACTCCGACGTAACAAGAGTGAGTATACACGGTGACTCTGGTTTAAAGGCTGGTGATCTTATTAGATTGAATTTGCCCGAGGCATCAGGTATAACAGGTAAGAAAAAAAGAGATGAGTTTTCATCCGGTAACTACTTAATTATAAGACTAAGACATTCAATTACACCTAGCACAAAAACCAAACATCAAATTGTGTTTGATTGTGTCAAGATGGGAATATAAAATGACAACAAAAACAATTGGCGAAGAGGGATTTAGATGGTTTGTTGGTATTGTCGAAGACAGGGACGATCCGGAAAAGCTTGGTAGAGTTCGTGCTCGTGCTTACAACATACACGGAACCAAAGTAGAGGCTCCAACAGATACACTACCATGGGCTCCTATCCTTATGCCTGGATATAGTGCGAGCTTGAATCAAGTTGGGGTTTCATCAACCGGGTTACAGGTTGGATCAACAGTATTTGGTTTCTTTATGGATGGTAATGAGACCACGATGCCTATTATATTTGGAGTCCTTCCTGGTATAGGTGACTTATCACCATTAGCGGCTGGTAATCAATCGTTAAATAAAGCACAGACTGGGCCTGAGCCGGTATCCGCATTCAATGCAAAGTATCCTTTTAATAAAGTATTCCAGTCGGAGTCAGGTCACGTAGTTGAGATTGACGATACGCCAAACTTTGAGAGATTGCATACCTACCATCGAACAGGAACGTACAGTGAGATTGATGAGACAGGTAGACGAGTTAATAAGATTGTTGGTGATGATTTTGAAATCGTAGAAAAGAACCAAACAGTGTATATTAATGGTAATGTTAATATACAGGTAAAGGGAAGTTACTCGTTAAACGTCGATGGACCAATTACAATCAACGGTTCGACGATTAATCTCAACCAAGGGTCACAGGGTGCTGCTCGTGTTGGCGATACTGCCGATACTCAAGATGTAGGCGGTGCTGTAGGAACAAACGTAATCGAATCCGGTTCTGGTACCGTGTTCATAGGAGACTAAAATGGCAATAGTAGAAAGAAAAGATCTCTACACACCTTTAAAACAACAGCCGGAAATCTTTTCCGACTTCTTTACGGACTTGGATATCCATCCGATTAAAAAAGACTTGGTTCGTCATACCAACGAAGAGGCTGTAAAAACCTCCATTCGTAATTTGCTGTCAACAAATAGGGGTGATCGTTTGTTCAACGTGACACTCGGTAGTGATATAAGAAGTATGTTGTTTGAAAATTTCTCACCCGCAACAGAAAAGGTGATCGAGCAACATATCCGAAACACAATTGACAACTACGAGCCAAGAGCGCGCGTCGAAGATGTGCGTGTATTATCTGATGATTTGAACTACACACTAACAGCTACAATTGTTTTTAGTATCATAAATAAACAAGAACCTATTACACTGGAACTCATTCTTAACAGGATTCGCTAATGGCCAACACAAGTATAGATTTAGTTGGTTTAGATTTTACCGATCTAAAAAACAACCTCAAATCATTTCTCAAAACAAACACTCAATTCAAAGACGTAGACTTTGAAGGTTCGAACATGAGTGTGTTGCTAGACTTACTAGCGTATAACACATATCTCAACGGCTTCTATACTAATATGGTTGCTAGCGAGATGTTCCTGGATACCGCTCAGTTGAGAGATAGTATTGTATCTCATGCAAAAGAACTAAATTACGTTCCAAGATCATTTAACTCATCAAAAGCAACAATAACTGTTGACATCACCCCCTCGACTAATGTATCATCAATTGTGGTTCCTAGATATACTTCCTTTACATCTAGGGTAGGCGCTAACACTTATTCATTTACAACAGAAGAGGCTTTGGTTCTTGTTAACTCAAACAACAACGTATATACAACGACGTTGGATGTTTATGAGGGAATTGTAACATCAGAAACGTTCATTGTCAACCAATCAAATACAACACAGAGGTTTGTTCTCTCTAACCCAACCATCGATGTATCGTCTATTATTATGACTGTATATGAAGACGGTGGACAAACAGAATTAGCTTACACGAAAGCCACACAGTTGTTTGGTATTAGTAACACTTCTAAAGTGTTTTTTGTTCAAGCAGCGGAGAATCAACAATACGAAGTTGTTTTTGGCGATGGTGTGTACGGAAGAAAACCAAAAGACGGTGCTGCTGTAGTGGTAAAATATAGAGTTAGTTCCGGAGAGTTACCAAACGGTGCGTCGGCGTTTGCCGCTGATGGGCCAATTGATGGACATACAACCATTGCCGTAACAACCGAAGCTGTTGCAGCTGGTGGTGCTGTTGGTGAGTCTTTAACTTCTGTCAGATTTAACGCTCCCCGTTCATTCCAGGCTCAAGATAGGGCGGTTACCACTTCAGATTATGAAACTCTTTTACTCAATCAGTTTGCGGATATCCAAGCGTTAAGTGTGTATGGTGGTGAGGATGCTAACCCGCCCCAATATGGTAAAGTTTTTGTATCCGTTGATGTTGCAAATGCTGATGGCGCTCCATTGTCTCGTAAAAAAGCGTATAGTGATTTTATCAAAGATAAGACCCCACTAACAATTAACGTTGAATTCGTCGATCCTGATTTTATGTATGTTGAGGTGGTATCGGATGTACAATACAACGTTAACAATACAACAAAGACGGCGGCTGATATTAGAACAGCTGTACAAGCTGCTATTAGTTCTCACAATAATACATATCTTTCTAGATTCAAGACTTATTTGTATTTAAGCTCTCTAATGAGAGACATTGATACTGCCGATTCAAGCATTGTTAGTAACGATACCTCGATACGTATTATTAAGAGATATGTTCCACCTTTGAATACAAATCATGGTTTTGTGATTAGTACAGACAACGCATTAAAAACGGAACCAGGTAAAAAACTCACAATTGGTGAGCCACATTATGGCCACACACTCACAAGCTCAACATTTACATATCAAGGAACAAAATCTATTCTGGTTGATGATACGCTAGGTAATGTGTATGTTGCTGCTGAACAAAGTGGTACAATTCAAATTTTAGGTAAAATTGGTAGTATAAATTATACAACCGGTCAGATGATTATTGATGCTTTTAATGTATCGGAATATGAGGGAAATTACATTGAGTTTATATTCCAAACTGATAGTAGCAACATCACCTGTATTAAAAACACAATTATGGCCATTGATCCTCGAGACGTTACCGTTAATGTTGTTGGTGTCAAACAATGAAAGATATTGAAAGTATAATATCCCCTCTTATTAAAAGTCAGTTTCCTGAGTTTTATCAGGAAGAAGGCCCGCGTTTTATTGATTTTGTAA